GATTGCATATTCTAAAGTATTTTTTAATGATTGTTCAGTAAGCTTATTAAGTTTTTCTTGTTCCTCACGGACTTTTTCTACGGCTTCGGCTTTACGTTCTTTAGCAGTAATTAAATCTTTATCGGCTTGTTCAACTGCACGGATTGCATCTTCTTCCTCACGCGATAATGCAGTAGATTCCTCAATTAACCTAGCTAAGTTTTCCTCAGCAACGGCTAATTCAAGTTTTTGAATTGTAGTTAATTCCCCAGCTTCTTTTAATTCATTGATAGCTTCTTTTTGACGTTCAATAGCAAGTTGTTCTTCATTAGTTACTTTTGCGCCAAGACCTTGAACGGCTTGTAAATCTTTTTTAGCTTTATCAAGTTGTTCAGTTGCTTTAGCAACATCTTCCTCAGCTTCAGTTTGTTTTTTAAGAGCTTTATTACGTGCCGTTTCTGCTTTATGGATTCTTTCTTGCCTACTTTCTAATGCTTCCATAGCGTCTAGGACTTGTTCAATACCAGAGAGCAAACCGTCCTCGTAAGCTTCCGCAGTTTCTAATGCGGACTTAGCGTTCTCGTCAAGTGCAATACCGTTTTCGTCTAATAAAGAAGTAAGTTCAGCAACGGTGTAATTAGTGCCGTCTAAAATATCCTCTAAGCCAATAGTTTCTTCAACAACTTCCTCTGTTTTAGAACCAACAAAGCCAAGATAATATTGTTGTCTTTTATAAGCGTCATTAAGTTGATTAGCTTTATCAGTTGCTTCTTGGTATTTATCATTTGTTTTACCAATCCAGCCAAATAATTTTTTTAGACCAGCTACTACTAAAGAAGTTCCGGGAAATAATGCAAATGATAAAACCTTAGCCAAAGTTGAAACTCTAATTCCCATAACCTCTAAAGGTTTATTTACATTATTAAGTTGATTACGAAAGTTTTGTATTCTTTCAACTACAATTTGTGTATTTTCAACTAAGTTCATTAAGAACGGAACTAAGTCCTCGCCAACAGTAATAGCTAGATTGTTTAATTGATTTTTTAATATTTGTACTTGACTTGCAAAAGATTCCATTTGTTTTTGAGCAACCATATCTGTAAAGCCCATAGCGTTTTCTAATTCGTGTTGATAATTTTTAATTTGTTCTTCAGCACCAGCAAGAATTTTAACTGCGTCAGCAACACCTCTGTTCAATCCTAATTGGTCTAACAAACCAGCTTTTTGAACGTCGCTAAGACCGTCCATACCAGCAGAGAGATTAGCAACTACGTCAGCAAGATTTAAAAGATTACCAGTAGAATCAGTTACAACAATTCCACTTGCTTTCCAAGCTTCTTCATTTTTCTTTACGGCACGGCTTACATCTCTAAGAATTTGATTTAATTTTTCGCCTGCTTCTGCGCCTTTAACACCTCTATCAGCAAATGCAGAAAGAACGGCGACTCCTTCTTCTATAGATTTGTTTGTGACCTTTAATGCAGAACCCGCCTTATTAGTAAGAGCTTCAGAAAATTGTTGAACAGTTGCATTAGCTAATGTGTTTGCTTTTACTAAGACGTCAGTTACACGGGTAAGGTTCATTAAGTTTTGTTGCGCGTCTTTAACAGTAAGACCAAGTGCAGATTGGGCGTCAGTTGCTAAGTCAGTAGCAGTAGCCATATCAAACATACCTGCTTGTGCAAATTTAGCGACCTGCGGAAGTGCGGACATAGATTGTTCTGCGTCTAAACCAGCAGAAGCAAGATAGAAATAAGCCTCAGCAGATTGAGTTGCGCTTATTGTTGTTTCGGTAGCAACTTCACGTGCAACCCGAGCCATTTGTTCTTGTTGTGCAGTAGTAGTTTGCATAATCGCAAGAGATTGCGTCATCTTATCTTCAAACTTTGTAAAAGCTTGGACAGATTCAACTGCACCCTTAGCGAGAGCAATCATACCAACGGCAACTGCGCCTATACCCGCTTTAGCGAGTAAGCCCATTTTACCGCCGAGCGCCGTACCCGATTTGCCTAAAGATTCTAATTGACTTTTTGCAAGAGTTGCGCCCTTAGTAGCGATTCTAATTATTAAGTCAGCACCAGTTCCCATAAACTATTTCCTCTTTTTAGCTTCAGCTTGCGCCATAGCTATTTGTTTATTTTGTTCGTCTTGTTCCCACAAGTAGAAAGCTACCCATTGTGAAAACTCGTATGATGACATTGTAGTAGATAATTCGCCCACCGTCATACATAAGTCACGGGCTAACCGAAAACGAAATGCGAGTTCGTTATTGTTCTTGAAATTCGTTCAAGATTTCCTCTTGAACTTCACCGCCAATCCCATTAAGGTTTGCTATTTCAACAAATAACTTATCAATTACTGTAGCGTCTTTTTCGTAAAGCTTTTCAATAGCTTCGTCGTCAAGAACAGGAATAACTACGGAAGCTTTTAATAATGCTTTTTGATAATCAAAAGCGTCCGTGTTTTCCGCGCCAGATATACGCGCAAGTTCAACTTGCATTTTCTTTGATAAGCCCTTTACCTTAACTTTTATTTTCCACTCAGGAATTTCTATTTCCTTAACTGGAACATCAGGCAACTTATTTATATTATTTATATCTAAAAATTCACTCATTGTGTTCTTTCTCTAAAATTTCTTAGTGAGTTCCACGTGTTACGTCGCCAGTTACTTGTAAGTCTGCACTATAAGCAACGACGTCGCCAACTGGACTTGAAACTGCATAGCTAGTAAGGATTGCTTCGCCTGTGTATTTTACTGCACCAGCACCAGTACCCTCAGGACTATATTCAAAAGACAAACTTGCGGATTGTCCTACAACTGCACCAAAGATAGCGTCAGCAGTAGAATCCCAAAGTCCGCCTAAAGAAATTGTTGCGTCCTTTAAACCAACTATATATGTTTTAGAACCTGCACCTAGCGTAGTTGTTTCTGCAACGTCAGCAGTTTCAGGAAAGTCCACATTGTTTACGTAGCTAGAAATATCAGTTAAAGTTCCACTTGAATTATCAAGTTTAAAAACTGAGTCTTTACCGTGTACGAAAGCCATATATACTCCTTTTAATTATTTCTACCAAGACCAATTATAACATCATAGTCAGGACTTGTTCCAGCTATAGTTATCTCTACTTTTAAGTAGCGGTTGATAGTTGTTCCTTTAGCGACAGATTTAAACTCTGCACCAGCAGAAGTAGTGAATTGTGAAAATGTCACTAAGTCAGCATAGGTCACATCATCAGCGCTATGTGTTATCTTTGCGTCCAACGTAGGTGTAGTTCCACTAGCCGAAGTGACTAAAATGAAAGCTCCACCGCCGTTACCAGTAGAAGCGCCATTATCTCTAGCAGTTCCACTAGCAGTTGCCGTGTAATTAGCATTTTCTAAAACTGAACCAGAATATAATCCCGAATCAGCTTGGACATCTATTGAAGTGGCGACTATATCGCCAACAGGCGACGATACGCCATAACTTGTTATGTTTGAATTACCAAAGACACAATTATCAGTAGCGTCTACGCCGTCAATACCCATAACAAATACGAAATCAGCACCACCAACTAAACCTTGTAAAGTTGAATCAGCAGTTGCGTCAAAAAATCCACCAAGTGAAACCGTACCGTCTTTATTCCCAGAAATGTAAGTCTTACTTGATTTACCAAATGTAGTAGATTCTGCAACATCTGCGGTACGAGTTGTATCAGCATTATTAAAGTATGCAGAATAATCATTATTATTTATAAATACTTTTGTATTTTTTCCGTGTTTAAAAGCCATTATTTACCTCGCCTACCAGAACCGCGACCAGATGACCTACGACCAGAACGTCTTGAACCGCCACCATATCCAGAACCTTTACCCATATTATTCTTCCTCTGCTTTAGCTTGTTTTTTTGCTTCAGCAATTTCTTGTAATTTTTTTTCTTTATATTTTTTATCTACCTTAACAATTATTGCTTGGTCTAATAACCATTGAATACTTGTTTTAGGTATAGCTTTATCATCAACAATCGAACCAGCTTCGATTATCTTACCATTTGTCATTAAACTTTGTTTTATTTCATACATTATGCAATTACCTCAACAATAAATTCTACGCCCAAGTAAGCTACGTTATTTATTTCATAGACACCATAGTTACTTGCACTTACTACTCTAACAGATTGTGCCTCGCCGTTCAACGTTGTATCACTTTCTACTTGTGCTTTAACAGAAGTAGCACCAGACGAAGCCAAGTAGCCGTCTAATGTTTCTTGACTATCTTGCGCGTCTACCCTAGATACATAAAGAAAAACTGGAATCTCATAACGGTCAGCACCACGTTGCATTGACGCGTCGTAGTTAATAGTTTCCATTACGCCTACAACTGCGGTAGGTGGTTCAACCATATCAGGCACATAACCATAAACAGAAAGAGTGCTTATGTTAGCCAAGTTATTTTTAATTTCATTTCTTATGTTTGTTAAGTTAGCCATTATATCTTAGTTCCAAAACTTCCACGACGACCTGCTCGCCATTGTGCTTCTATCTTAATACCAGTTTTTGATAATAGTAGTTTTCTTTCTGCTTCATTTTGTTTAATAGCAATCTTGAAGAACGGAATAATCGGCGTACCTTTACGACCAATAGCTTGTTGAACTAGATAAGGATTAAGACCTTTAGCGTCAGACCATTTTTGAAGTGCGGATATTGGCGGGTAGTGTGGTTTAGTTCTACTCCACGGTTCTTTCATATTAAATTTTTTATCATAAAATCCGTGAACGTAAAGTGCGTAAGGACTTCTTGAAAAGACTTCAATACCAGTAGGAATACCAGCAGTATTAGGTAGATGTCTAAAAGTTAAACTTCCACGTAAGTTACCCTCAAATTTAGGTGCTATTTTTTTTGCGTCAGTAACGATTAGCTTACCGTATTCGCTAAAGAAGTTTCTTAAATGAACACCTGCTAAAGCTTGTAATTTTAAACGGCGTTGAAACTCACGAGAACCTGCAACGTCATAGCTCATAATCTATGCTTTATATAACCTTTAATAAGTTCTTTTGCGTCTGGGTCAAATTTAGAAAACAATTCTTGCGTACCAGTTTGTTCATTACCAAATACATTAAACGGTGTATCTTTACGTTTCCATAGACGAGTAGCTTGTATTAAAGTTGCTTGTGCAATAGCTTCAGGGATTACAGTAAAACCAAATTTAGCAGTTACGCTAATGTTATTTTTAATTAACGGGTCAAACCTCTCACTAGAACGAGTAGGCAAAATTTGAATATCAGTATAAGGAAAGTAATAGGTATTACCGTCAGCAATTTTATTTATACGCGGATTAACTGGTAGTAAAACAAAATCAGTATTTATAGTTAAAGTCGTATCGTAAGTTCCGTCATCAGTTGTATCTAATTTAACGATAAGACCAGTTGTAGTAGAAATATCATTTACAGAAATCTCAACAAAATTTGTTGGTGTATAATATTCAGTTCTAACTGCATTGTCTTGATAGAAGTGACGACCGCAGAAAGCGTCTATTAACCTAGAAGCACCGTTTATAGCGTTATCAATGTTATCGTCTTGACCAGCTCCACTCAAACCTATATATGCTTTTAGGTCAGCCTTATCAACATATTGAGTACCAGCCACTTACGACCTACTTAGCTTTATTTTCTTTTGGTTCTTTTGCTTTAGATTCTTTGATACCCCACTCTTTAGCCTGTGCGTCAGAAATTTCCTCACCAGCTATAGCTAATTTACGGCAAGATTGCCCAGCAAATTCTTTAGGGTGTCCGTCAGAAAGAATTATCTTTCCGTCTTTTTCATAAACATCTTTTTTTAATTTCATATTTTTTCCTTTACTATCTTGTTCCGCACCCGCCTTATAAGACGAGTGCGAAAACAAAACCATAATTACAATCTTTAGAAGTTTGTAATTGAACAGAAAGCAGTAGCTCGATAGATTGCGAAACCTAATCTCATACTTGCTTTCATCATAACTTTATCTTTTGTAAAGAAGTCAGAGTGTGAATCGGACATAGCTACTTCCATACCAGCTCTAGAGATGATATGAGAAGCAAGTCCACCACCGAATACACCAACTAATGCAGTTCCTGCTGAAAGTGCAGTTGTAGGAACAACTTTAACACCCCACATACTTGATGTAGGTGCGCCGTTGAACATACCAGCACCAACGAACAATGGATTCAAAGCACCAGAAGTTGTTACTGCATTTACTTCAGTTACAACGTCGTTCCAATCAGACGGGTGCATTAATATTGCGTCTGGTTCTAAAAAAGCGTCTTTTCTGATTTCAGTAATCGCTTGATAGATTTGTCCAATTCTCTTGAGGTTACCTGTGTAGGTAGCGTAGTCAAAAGTATTGATACCAGATTTGTTTAATATACCACGAATATTTGGAGCAGTTCCATTACCGTTTAGTAATTGAGAATCAAGTCTTAATTGCAACATAGTTCTTAATCTTGAATCAAGATAACCATTTACAGTTGCAACGTCTGCTAATAATTCTTCAGTTACAGGAATAGATACACCGAACTTTCTGATGTTTTCAGTTTGTTCTGTGAAAGCTAATGCAGATTCGCCAAATGCTGAACCCTCTGCAACTTCTGCGCCGTTGTTTGTGAAAGTAGTTTCTTCTAAATACTTATATTGATATTGGTCAGTAGGAATTACTGAGAACAAATCAATAACAGAATTAGGATTTCTCAAAGCAGTAGGATAAATCAAGTCACTTCTTACAACTTTTGGTGGATATGCGGAAGCTTCATCAACAAGTGTCTTACTTTCCAAGATAGGATTGTATTTAATTTCACTTGTTATGTTAAGTTGTCCATTGTCCATAAAAGATTTGTAAGCGTTAGAATTGATAACTTCCTCGCCAAGAGTTGTAGCTTTTGCAGTTTTTTCCTCGTGAATTGGAAGTGGATTAACTACTTTACCAGCTTCTAAAAGTTCCTCGTTTGCTTTACGCTCTTTTTCAAAAACTTGAAGCTCACGAACAGAATCAGCTAATGATTTAGCTTCTTCGTTCATCTTTGCCCAAGTTTCCTTATCTTCAGCAGTAAATTCAGAGAAGTCTTTAGTACTAGCAAATTCGTGTAATTTACCTCTTAATTCAGCAAGTTCTGCGTTCTTTTTATTTAAGTCAGCCATAACTTTTCCTTTATAAATCAAGAGTGTCCGCAAGTAATTGTGTAGTTTCCCTAAACAATTCATTTGCGTCCAGCTCGTCTATTACTTCATCAACACTATCAGTACCAACACGAAGTAGCGTATCAATATCTTGGTGCATATCTTGTAATGCGTCCTTTAGATTTTCAAGCGCTTCCGTGCTTTCAGCCGAAAGTGTTTTATCTTTACCCAAGCGTAAGGCAGTAAGCTCCTTAGCTCTTTTCAACATAGCGGTCATCTTGATAAGCAAGTTGTCCACTTCGTCTGTAAATTTTAAACCTATGTTATCCCTATTAGTTTCCTCAACTTCAACTTCAGTTGATTTAACTTCATTTTTAATTTCTCTATCATTAGTTTCCATTTCTTGTTCTGCGTTTTTAACGGCAACAGTATGAGTGTTTTGATTAGCACCGACCATTACTGGCGATACTTCCCATACTTTTAAATCTTTTAAGTAGCGAACTTCTTTTTCCTCGCCACCGTCTTTAGAAAACATACCAACTTCGCTATCAAGAACTTCAAAACCAAAAGACCATTGTTGCAAATCGCCCATAGCTTTAACAGTTTCATAAGCTTCTTTACCAGCGTTAGTGTTCATATTGAACGAACCTTTAAAAACGGCTTTATTATCATCTTGAATAATTTTGCCTTTACCAATTATATTTTTCCAATCGTGACCCCAGACCATAGCGACACCTTTATCGCCATAGCCACTACGAATTGATTTAGGTAAAACTACATCATTGTCACTATCAATCTCATTGAAAACAGAAAA